CATATTGTTGTCTTCTTTTTTCTGCTCTTGATGGTTTACTTTTGTCTTGATTTTGTATTGGTTCGATGCCATCATTGTTAGATAAAAATTCATCAATTGATGTCATGTTATCTTCATTCTCTATTTGTGCTTGTTGTAGATTTTGCTCAACATCTGGTTCTTTGTTTGCTGATTCAAAATTTTGAATTGCCTCAAGATATTCTGTCTTGGTTGGTTTGCTAACATTTTTTGAAACAACAGTTATTCCTTCTGTCTCGCAGTATTCTTTTAGATCGGCATTTGTGAAACTATCGAATATATTTTTATTCATTTTAAAGTCCTTGTATGTGTGTTTAATATGGGTCATTATGCAGGACTATTGTCAACTGACTATATGATTGCCATCTACTACTTTTATCAAAACAACTTAATGTTTTAAATCCTACTGTCTCTTTAGTTATTATTTTTTTGGTTTTGGGTTTTTATTTTTGCAAGCCATAATTGTTCCTTTTATGTTAAGTAGAACCAGGGGTATCCCACTGGTTCTACATTATGTATGCTTATGATATTTTAAGCGTACAAGCGATTTGTCTAATCCAAGAAGGCTGTAGGAACATAATTCCATAATACCAAGAAATAGCAACTGAACCTCTTTGACCATATGGGTCATTGTAAGCATCAGCTTTAGGCATTACAGTTTGAACTCTAGCAACATCCCCTTCAAACCCAACAGTAGCAAAAGAACCAGATCCCACAAAAAGTATTGGGAATACATCATAATGCTGTACCCCTGCACCATCTAGTGTTGTATATCTATTTGCTGCATCAGTGTCATCCGTTGAGTCTGCTGCACTTGCACCAACGCCAACATACACTGGCATATCTTCAACTTCAATAAATCTGAATGGTCCAATTCTGCCGATTTCATCCATTGCTATTTGACCAGCAGCGGCATACATCTCAACAGGTGTCCATACATCTTTTGTATTATGTTGCATATCTTCAAGAGTAGCAAGAGCCTCTTGTCCAACATAAACATATCTTGCTTTACCAATTACAGTTGTTCCAATCTTGCTTGAACCATCGATCAGCTTAGTTGATTTTGGACATCTAGCATCTTTCAATGCCTTGTCCATCAATCTCAAGTCGGAGAAAGAAAGAATATCTCCAGCTCCAAGTGTAGCCATACTTGTTGCATCACCAGCATAAACTCTGTTTACTTCAGATGCACTGATAAGTGAGTTTCTGATTTGTGCTTCACGAACATCACCTTGAGCTATACCAACTTGTCTTGAATACTTCGCAAGAAGACCATTGTCGGTATCCATATCAAGAGATTTTTTAGTAAACCCAATATAGAAACCAAACTCAGAAACTTTTGCTTCAATAAGCAATCGCTTCATACCAATTCTGTTTACCATTCCGCCTTCTTCATTTAGAAGTGGGAATGCACCATTTTGAACCAGAAGGTCAGTAGAACTACCAAACAAGTTACCGTTACCAGTCTTTACGGAACCAGCAGCCCCAGCAGCAGTTTTAGCTTTTACAAGAGTAGTAAATCCTAGTCCATCAGCAGCATCATGACCAGTTGTTACCATATTACCACTTACATCATAAGCATAATAGGTTCCAGCTGTAAGAGTAACACCATTGGCGTCAATCCCTTGGTCATTTACATTTCTATCATCAAGGATAGGTATTTCATGATACTTTACGATTGTATCACCATAGTTTTTTGGTTGAGTAAGCTTATCACCAAGCTGAGAAAAAACTTTATTTTTCTTTGCTTCGATAACAGCAGTTCTTGACCAATATTTGTCATTGATCTGACGACCAAGTGAACTGTTTGTTGCAGATGAGGTAAACCCACCTGAATTAAATGATTGTGACATTTTTAATCTCCATGTTTTTTTTATTGATACATAATGCTATCAATATAATCAGAAAACTGATCATCATTAAAATCTGACAATGGATCAATTTTCTTTTTTGTTTGACTTGCATTACGCTTTCCGCCACTCAATGATGCAGCCTTTCTTCTGGCATCATCTTGTGAAGCCTGTTTTTCCAAAACCTTTTTCGTATAGTTTGCTTTCTGTTCATGAGAGATATTTTGGTTCCGTGATTCTTGTCTTCTTTGTTCTATGTCGGCTTTTTTTTCTTCATAGTATAAATCAACATAGTCTCTATATTCTCTATCAAGCTCAGAAGCAGCTTCTCGATATTGCTGGATTGATGATTGAGAACCAAATGTACCTCGAACATCAGTCATTTTTTTCTTCATAATTCTTTCTTGGACAATATCATATATGCCTGTTTGCATATGATTTATCAAATCAGAACCTGTTTTTGGATCATCAATCACCTCAAGGATACTAGAATCATCCCATTCTTTAACTAGGATATTGGTTATCTCCTTGCCTACTCCAGATTCATTAGCTTGTTCAACTAAATCATTGAGAGCCAATTCGGTTTTACTTTGTAAATTATTTTTTTGAACATAATTTATATTGTCCATATCAAGTTCATAGGGGTCTATATCAAGGTCTTTGATTTGTTTTTTAATAGCCTCTTTATCGCCATCCAATAGGTTCATTGCAAGGTTAAATCTTTCTGGATGATCCAGGATTCCTTTTTCCTTCAATGCATTGATATATGGTCGATACTGTTTGAATCCAGCCATTTTTTCACTAAATCCAGCTGCCATTTGTTGGGCTTCTATGATTTTCTTTGGATCGGTAAAACCTTTAACTTTTCTTCCATTGGCTACAAATTCAGATGTAGCTTGATTGTAAAAGTCTTCATATCTTTGCTTCTCTTCAAGAATACGCTCATACTCTGCTCTATAATCTACTGTTTGATTATTGTCAGAAGTATTTTCTTCATTATCTGAATCGTCCTCTTGAGTCTCTTCTTCACTATCTTGAGCGTTGTCCTCAGTTTCAATGTCGTCATTGTCATTAGAACCAGTGGATTCAAAATCATCTGGTTCATATTGATTGTCTTCATTTTCTTCTGTTGTTTCCTCAACTTCGTTATCGTCTTCTATATCGTTGTCTATATAGTTATCTATATTTTCAATAGCGTTAATAAAGTCATCGTCGTTCATTGAATCAAGTTTATCAAAATCCATTGACATAATTATTCTCCACTTACTGGTTCATCAATGATTGCATATTGGGAAGTGATTTCTTGTCTATAAAGTATCTCTTCATCAATTTGCGCTTGTGCATTGTCAGCACCAATAATAATGGTTTTAAAATAGCCTTTTAGGTTTCTAATTGAAGATAACATATCCATCAAATTTTCCAATTGATCTCTTTTAAGATTTGTTGGCATAGTCAATAAACCAAAAATTCTTTCAGCTTCATCAGCAAGATATCCGTTTAGGATTAAATTTTTAAAGTCTTCATTTTCATGAAGTCTTTCGAGTGATTCGTTCAATTCAATTAGATGTTTGAGTTCTGATATACGATTATCAACATCACCAAGTTCACTTTTAAAATTAAAGTTAGAAGTATTGTTTTCCATTGCTTATTCCTTTTAGTATAAGATACCATATATATATGGCATTGCTATTGAGATATAGAAGCTTTTAAAGCCTTCGTCATATTGGGCTAATTAAATTATATCACATTATTATGATAAATAATACAAATATTACTTATTCAATAGTTGTTTAGCATATTCAGTTATTCTTTCATCTGGTTCTTTACCAGTGCCTGGCTGTGGTCTCTTGTTTACTGCATTGAATACTTCTGGAGTTATTCCTAGAGAACCATTGACAGATGCATTGTTCCTTTGACTTGCTTTAAGTGCATCAAGTTCTGCTTGTCTTAATTCTTCTGCCGTATATCCGCCATCTTGTCTCANTTGAGTTTCGTTTTGCATCTCATCTAATTCATTAATTGGGGGAGTTTCTTGATTGTTCATATTATTCTTATAGTTTGCTTCTTCTTCCAATTGCTGCTCTCGAACAAATCTATCCAATTCTTCAATCGATGGTTCACCATCGTTTCGCATTGCCCTATTGCTGGGTGCCTGTTGCCCCTGTGCCTGCTCATCTCTTGTGAACCTATCCAACTCCTCAATAGATGGTTCCCCATCGTTTTTGATAGCCTTATTGCTAAGTTCTGGTTGCCTCTGTCTTTGTTCATCTTCTATGAATCTATCTAGTTCCTCAACAGATGGTTCTCCATCATTCTGAATTGCCTTATCACTAAGCTCTTGCTCTGTGTCTTGCATTAAAAGATTAGCATTGATATTGTCCATATTGACCTTTGGTCTTTCATCGCTTCTTCCGCGCATATATGCTTCTCTTGCAAATCGCTCTTTATCTCGAACCAGTGCTTCTACTTTAGTTTGTTCTACAATATCTCTATTCGTTTCTCGAATTGCAGCCTCTTCATCTTTTTTAGATTTTGCATCATTCACCGCTTTAGCTAGTTTGGCTTCTCTTCCAATTCTCTCATCATCAAGTCTGTCTTTTAGTCCCATTGTTCTTCTCCATATGTTAAATTTGAATTATCTATAGTTGCAGGTTGTTTTTTCTCTTTACTCTTATTGTGCTTTAACTCTGCAAGTTCTAACTTGCTTAAGTGTTGCAATTCAATATCTTCAACTCTTTCTTTGCGTTTAGTTCCATTTTTAATGTTTATAAACTCAAGGTTGTTGAGATCTGTATTGGCTTCAATTTCAGCTGCTTGTGCATTTCTAAGTCTTGCAGTAGCAAGGTTCTCTTCAGATTCACTAGCAAGGTTTTGAGCTGTCCTACTATTCCTTTCATAGATTTTACTATCTTCTGCCTCAATATCTTTAACCATACTAGCAATTTCCATTTGAAGTTTTTTATTTTCAAGTTGAGCATTTTCCAATTGAAGTTGCTTAAGTTGTTCTGCAATTGGATCTGGAGCTGGTTCAAATGAAAGTATTTCTTGCTCAAGGTCTGGTTGCTTCCATAACTTGGCTATTTTAGCAAATATGATTTTTGACAAATTTGGATTCATTGAGTTCCCATTTGTTTGCATCATCATATTGAGTTTTTCAGCTTTTTCATTATCGGATTCTGGTGTTGATATTGAAAGCTTTAAATCAAACTCCCCAACTATGTCTTGCTTGTTGATAGTTGTAAACTCTTTATTTGTAAGCCTAACAACAGTTTCTTCTTCTAGGAACACCTGGTTCATTTGTATTGTTTTTTTACCAATATCAACAAACAACTCTTCAGAGATTCTTCTAAGTATAGACAGTTCTCTTTTTGATGTTGCATCCAATGTACTTCGTATCCCAGCTGCTACAGAACCAAATGCGTTTGAACCTATTCCACTTGAAAATGATTTGGTACCAGTTAACGATTCCGCATCATTATTTTCCATTGATATCATATCAAATATTGCACGAGGAACTTCATTGATCTTTGTTTTATGAATAGATGTACTTGGGTTCATTCCGTGTCTAAAATAAACTGTTCTGCCAGACTTATAGTTGTCCTTTTGAGATGGACTTGAAAAAAATTGCTCATCAATGAACTCTTGACCAACAGCAGCATCAGCTGTTATGTCATATGCTGCCCTTTTCATCCGTCCTATTGCCTCCTGATTCTCTATAAGAAGATCACCATCTGTCTCACCATATAGTTCTCCCTTCTTTGGGAGATAACGAGAGATTGCAAATGGAAGCCCATTGAATGGAAATGGAGATTCTTCCATTCTGATAATTGTATCACCTATCCATGTCGCAACTATGACTTGAGTTTCACCTTTTCCATCTGTATCCCAATATCCCCAATACTCATATGCTCTAAGTTTTTTTCTTGGTTTATCTGAAAATTCAAATGAAGATACATATTCATCATCGTATTGATATTTATTTCTTTCGGAATAACTATTTTCAAAATTGATATTATCAAGATTTTTATA